GGTCAATCTCGCCCTCGAAATCGCCGTCCAACTCGCCAAGGCCAAGATCGATGCCCAAGCCAACAAGTGACCCCGACGATGCCGACAACGCTCCACGCCCGACCGCAACCTCGATCCTCGGCCGCCTCCGCGCCTGGTGGCGCGACCACGACGGCGCGATCAGCCGCTGGGACGGCGACGGCGAGCAAGTGCGCACGGAAAAACGAGGCGGCTGGTGGATCGGGTTCAAAGCCCGGTTCCGCTGGTGACACGCTGCTCGGCCAGCGAGTCGCGCTGATCCGCGATTGCTGGGACGACAAAGCCGAGATGCATTTGCACGCCGGCACCAAGGGGCTGGTCGTGGCGATCTGCCCGGGCGGGTTTGTCCGGGTCGAACTCACTGTCACGCTGTTCCTCAAACTCCCTGCCGATGCCCTGGAGGTGTTGCGGTGAAGCCCCGCCGCCACGACCCCAAACCGCTGCCGCCTTGGGCTCAAGAGGCGTGTGACGCCGAGAGAATCGTGATGCGCGATCTGGCGCTGGGCCTGTTCTTTCTCGCCGTGCTCAGCATCGCCGTCTTGCGGCTGCTCGGGGCCGGCGAGCGCGAAGCTGCGCCTGCGCCGCCGCCACCCGTCATCGAACCCCTATCTACAAAACCAGCCACGCACCGAGCGCCGTTCGCGTCGCGTCTTGGAGTGCGCCAACTTGTTGGCGCTTTGCTCTGGGAGCGGAATCCGGCTCAGGCGAGTGCGCGGCGCCAACCAGACGGGGCGGGCCTCTGTGCCAGCGCACAGAGGCCGCCTTCTGAAAGGACTTCTCCGGCGTGATCAACACCTGGCTGATTCTCACCACGATTGGCTCGAACATCATCGGCACCATTGTCGGCGGCCTGGCGATCTATGCGTTTCTGGTGCGCCCGTACCAGCGGCGGCTCGAGCAACAGGATCTCGCGCTCAAAGACTCTGAGAAGCAACTGGCCGAGCTCCAGACCGCCCGCGTCGTCGAGCGCCTCCAAAAATACCGCGACCAACAGAAGGAGCAGGAAAGCCGGTTGCAAAACCTCGAAGCCGGCGGCAACGCGCAGACGCTGGAGATCTTCAAGAAGTTTCTGACCAAGGATGAGTTCGAGCGGCGCGCCAATGAACGCGACCTCCAGATGAACATGGTCAATGGCAAGCTCGACGCCTTCCTGGAGTTCCGCGGCGAACTGCGCGCCTTGGTCACCAGCCACAAAGAGCAGATCTCCGAACTGTTCCGGCGCGTCAACCACGTGGAGTCCCGCCATGATCATTGATCCCAACGAACTGCGGTTCATTCGCGAGGCCGTGCTGGCCGAGTTGTACCGTCTGACCACCGGCCGCGGCGCCACCGCCAAGGCCCTCCACGCCTTCATTGGGCCGGATTGCCCGTTCGCCGTGACGGTCGAGGACGTCGAGCGCGCCCTGGCGTTTTGGGGCGTCAATGTCCGCAGCCAGGAAGACAGCATCTCGCCGGGCGCGGCCCCGCGCTGGAGCATCACCCCCGAGGGAATGCGCACCGCCGAAAGGGAACACCTGATCCGTCGTGGCTAAATCGCGATCCAAGTTTTCGACGCTGCCCTTTGCGATTCGCGAATCGCTCTACACGATGCTGCTTAATGGCGTCGCGTTCGAGCAGATCGTGGACTGGCTGTTTGAGCAGCCCAACGCCAACATCGGCGGCGCGCCCGCCGCCCAGCTCTGGACCGCCGACGCCAAGGATCTCGCCGCCGCGAAATGGAATTGCCAAGCCAAACTCTACGAACATTTCAAGTCCGAGGAATACCAAAGCTGGGCCCGGCGCAATGCCGATCGCAACGCCGATCTCGTGTTCACCCAGCGCATGGAACAATCGCTCGGCCTGATCGGCGACGACGGCGACACCCGCTTCGTCCGGTCGCTGTTGCTCGAAGTCGCGCCGAAAATCCGCACGAGCGAAGGCAAGCCCGAGGATAAGGCGTTCGCGTTCGCCGAGATCGCCCGGGCGTTGGCGATGCGCGATGAGGGCCGTCGCTCCGACGAGAAACTGCGCCAGGCGGAAAAGAAGATCCAGATCGCGGAAGCCAAACTCGCGCTCGACCGCGAGAAGATGGAGATCGCCACGGCCGAGAAACTGCTCGATGAATCGATCCGCGCCCAGGCGCTGGCCATCGAGACGGCGAACACGCCACGCGCCGAAAAAATCGCCAAGCTCCGCCAGCTCTATTTCGCCGACGTGGACCAGCTCCAAGCCAGCGGGGAGGTCGTGCTGCCAAAATGAAACGCTGGACCCGACGCAAATACCAGCAGGTCGCGCTCGTCGCGGTCCGGCAGACGCGCGTGCTCGGGTTGTTCTGGGCCCGCCAGTGCCGGAAATCCACAACGCTCGGCGATATTGCCTTTGACGAGATGAGCGCCACGGCGGGCCGTAATGTGATCGCCGCGTCGGCGTCGTTGTTGCTCGGCACCGAGTTGATCAGCAAGACCGTGACGGCCACCGAGCAGGCGTTGATCGTCGGCCGCGAGGCGCACGCGCTGCGGTTGGCGCTGGACCAGTGCGCCGCCGAACAGAAAGGCAAGCTCCAGCTCGTCACCGCCAACGCCGAGACCGGCCAGGTGTACGCCGCGATTGATGGCGACGGGTTCGCCGATCTCTACAAATCGGGCCGGCTCGAAATGCGGTTGATGTTTGACCGCACCAGTTATTCCCGGCTCCGCGTGATCGCGCCCAACCCGGCCACCGCGCGCGGCTGGACCGGCACGGTGTTGCGCGACGAGATCGGGTTCATCAAGAACGAAGCCGAAGTCCAGGAAGCGATCCGCCCGATCATCGACACCGACCCGGCATTCAAGATGATCTACGCCTCGAACCTGCCCAGCGACGATCGGCATCCGTGGTTCGCGATGACGTTGCCCGCCGATCCCTCGCTGGTGTTCACGCCCAACGCGAGCGGCCATTTCTATCGCGGCTCGACCGGCATCCGGATCCACCGGGTGGACATTGCCGACGCTTATGCGGCCGGACACGTCCTCTACAACGACAATGGCCAGCCGCTCACGCTCGAACAGTTCCTCGCCAGCGAGCCGAACAAGAGCATGCTGCGGAACAATTACACGCTGGTGCACGAGTACGGCGGCGCGGCCTCGGTGGACGCGCTGGCGTTGCACGAGGCCCAGAAACGCGGCGTCGGCCGGTGCCGGCACATCAACGTTGAGAGCGAGGCCGACTTCGAGGCGGGCGTGGCCTGGCTGCTGGAACATCTCACGCCCGGCTTGCCCACGGCCATCGGGTTCGACGTGGCCTCGACCGAGGGCGGCCAGTCCAACCCCGCCAGCGCCAGTGTCACCCAACAGGCCGGCAACCAGTTCGTGACGGTCCTGAACCTGATCTGGAAATCCCGCAAGGAAGCGTTGCACCGCGCCCGGCTCGCCCGGCTGGCCACGGCCTGTGAACGGGCTGAAGCCCGCGCCCGCCGGGTCGTGATCGATGCCAGCAACGAACGGCTGTTCGCCGAGGGCACGCGCGATGCCGGTGTTGCCGGTGTGCCGGTGGTGCTGGTCCTTGGCGGCGCCAGCGTTGACCCGTTGCCGCCGGGTTACCAGGAACCGATCAACTGGAAGACCTATACCGGCGACCAGTACAGCTCCGCGCTCAACGACAACAAGTACACCACCCCGCCCGAACCGTACTTCGCCAAGGATCACCGCCAAGTCACCAAGGACCGCGGCGCCTACCGCTGCGAAGTGGACAACCGCGACGGCGGCCACGGCGACACCTTCGACGCCGGTAAACTCGCCCAAGTCGGGCTGGCGACCACCGGCCATGCCGGCTACGAGGCGACGGGGGCCACGGTCGCGGAAGAACGGGGGGCATTCGTATGACGGCAGAACCCACCTGCCGCCGCCAGTTTGGCCATCATGGGCGCGAACCGGTCGCCGGAACGCCCGGACGGGCGTCTAAATCGGTATTTAATCGGATTTTACGGGCCATCCCAACCCCGAAAATCGACCGGCGCCACGCTGGGGGATTATCCGACACGGTTGCCGGCAGGATTCCCATGCCGGTTGCGTTCCGCAACCCATTGATCTTGGAGGCCGTCTGACCCATGCCGCGCCGGCTGAAATCTGAGTCTGCGGTCACGAGCGAGCGGATCGTGTCCGAGCGACGTTACCGGTTCAACCCGATCCGCAATTTGAACTCGGCGACGCTGGTCCAACGGATCGAGGCCTGGGACGCCGGCCACCTCAATGAACTGGCCCGGACCTTCCACGCCATCGAGTCCCGCGACGATCAGCTTGCCACGATTGCCCCCGCCCGCTACGACGGGCCGTCGCGCTTGCCTTGGGATATCCTGGTCGCGGAGGGCGAGTCCGAGAATCCCGAGGCGCTGAAGCAACGGGCTGAGTTGCTCTACTTCTACAACAATCTCCGCGCGACGGACGTCACCGAGCAGAACCTGCGCGGCAGCCTGAGTCTGTTTTTGCGCCAGGCGGCCCGCGCCCGCGGCCACCGCTACTCTGTGCACGAAACGGTCTGGCAACCGCGCGCGCCGGTCTGGGCCACCGATCCCAACGGCGCGCCCGTGGTCCGCGACGGGCTGAGCGCCGAGTACCGGTTCGTCCCGCTCTGGTTCTTCGAGAACACCGAGTCGCGGTTGCGCTACCTGCCGATCAACGCCGGCACCTACGGCGTCGAGATGACGGCCGAAGACTGGTTCGTGTGCGTGGGCACCGGCCTGTTGTTGCCCTCGACGATCAATTACGTGTTCCAGCGGATGAGCCTCAACGACTGGCTCCAGTTCAACAAGGATTTCGGCGCCGGCTTTCTCGATGCCGAGACCAGCGCCGAGAAATCGTCGGCCGAATGGACCGGCCTGCGCAACGACATTGCCGCGCTGTTTCGCGCGAAAGGTTTGGTGCACGGCACTGGCACCAAGATCACATACAGCGGACCGCAGTCCGGCCAAGCGATCTTCGACGCGCTCCTGGAACGTTTGGAGAAACGGCTGATCCGCTTGTGGACCGGCAGTGAACTGGCGGTCAAGGCCGGCCCCAGCGACAGCGTCGGGGCCGGCAACCAGATGCAGTTCACCGACGCGATCCTTGAAGCCGACGCGCTCTGGCTGGAGGAACAGGTCCACGAAGGCGTCACCATGCCCGTGTTGCGGTGGTGGCACGGCGCCGGCGTCCGGCCGCTGGTGTATTTCAAGCTCAAGACGCCCGCCAAGCAGAACACGGACATCGAGTTGAAGAAGGATACCGCGCTGATCGGCTGGGGCGCACAGATCGCGCTGGGCAAGCTCGCCGAGAAATACGGCGCCACCGTCGCCAACGGCGAAGAGTTCGCCCGTCCCGCCGCGCCGACCGGTTCGACCGTCGCGGCCAGTCCGCCCCAGGGCTTCGTCAACGAAGCCGGCGCGGCGCGCATTGCGGCGCAGACCAAGCAGGCGGTTGCCCGGGCGCTGGCCGCGGCGAACCAGCCCCTGGCCGAGCGGCTCGATGTGTTGCTCGCGCTCGATGACGAGGCCGCGTTCATCCGCGAACTGCAGGCCATCGCCGCCGATCCAACGCTCGCCGCGGCGGTGATCAACTCGCCCGCCGTCCAGGAACTCGCCCAGGCCGAGGCCAACGGCATGGCCGCCCACTTGCTCAACGCGCTCACCTCGCGCACCGCCAAACCGCTGGCCAACGAGAAGCCGACCGGCTTCGACACGACCGATGCCATGAAAGCCGCGGCCAAGCGTGCCCTTGATTGGCGGCGCCAGTTCAACCGCGGCGGCACTGAGATCGGCGTGGCCCGCGCCCGCGACATCCTCAACGGCCGCATCGGGGCGGACACCATCGGGCGCATGGTCTCGTTCTTTGCGCGGCACGAGGTGGACAAGCAAGCCACCGGCTTTAACCAGGGCGAGGAAGGGTTTCCGTCCGCCGGCCGGATCGCCTGGGATCTGTGGGGCGGCGATGCCGGCAAGGCCTGGGCGGCCGCGCGACTCCGCGAACTCGAAGGAGAGGAATGATGAACTGTTTCCGGCTTTGGACTTTGAACCTTGGACTTTGGGCTCGCTGCTTTGCCAACGATCGCGGCGCGGAGCTGCCGGGCGATTACCACCGCGCTTTGATCGGGTTCGAAAACGAAGTCGATCTGGCATCAGCCAAGGATAACTGGGTCATGATCGCGCCCTACGGCGATCACGAGTACGACTTGGGCGGCCAGCCGGTAATCCAGCGGTTCGACCGCCCAGCGGCCGACGCGATGGTGACCTGGTTCGATTCGCTGGCCGGCAAGGTGGTCCGGTTGTTCCAGGGCGTGCCGCTGTTCAATGGGCATCCCGATCAAGACCCCGCGCAATATCCCGACCAACGACTGCACGGCCGGTTCGTCGCGCTCGCGGCGCGCGCCGATGGTCTATGGGGACAGCTCCTGCCGGAACCGTCCGGCAAGGCGCTGGTCAATGCCCGCGTGAAAATCAAACTTTCGCCCCGCTGGTTCGCAGCCGATGAACCGGTGGCGACGGAAAATGGCGTGCCGGTCTATCGACCGCTTGTGCTCGCCTCGGTCGGCCTGACGAACAGGCCAAACCTCAAGGGCGCTCCGACGTTGCCGTTTTTGAACGAGGAGCCCGAGAACCAAAAGGAGAAAACAGGCATGAAAGACCTGTTGCTGTTCATCGCCACTTGCTTGGGCTTCGCGAACGAAGCGCCAGCCGAGGGGCAGGATGCCAAGCCCGAACTCATCACCAAGATGAAGGACGGGATCAAAAGCCTGAGCGAGAAAGCCAAGACGGCCGACACGCTCACCGTCGAACTGGCCAACGAAAAACGCGACCGCGCCGCGGCCGTGGCGAAGTTGACCGGCGAACGGGACACCGCCAAGACCGAGTTTGCCAACGAACGCCAGGCGCGCGTGGGCGAATTGGTCGGGGCCGCCATCGCCGATGGCCGGATCACGGCCGCCGAGAAGGCCGACTGGGAACGACGGTTGACCAACGACTTCGCCAATGAAGCGCCGGCGCTCGCGAAGCTGGCCAAGAAGGTCAAGACCTTCGCCAACGCGCACCCGACCGGCAAGGGGTCGACACCGGTCAACGCCCAGACCGTCGCCGCGATCAGCGCCGCGATTGACATCGAGGAAGCCAAGCTGCCCGCCGGCACCAAGAACCGGCGCACGGTCGCGTTCGCCAACGCGAAGAAAGCCAAACCCGAACTGTTCGCCACCGCGAAGGAGGAGACCGCGGAATAGTCCCCGCCCGTCTCATTCCATCGCTCGCAATCCACTCAACCACATAAAAGGAATCCATGAAGAAGCATCTCAGCATCCTGATCGCCGCGATGGCGATCAGCTTCGGCAAACGCACCGCGTTTGCCAACATCGGCGAAGGCGTCCGCGCCGATGGCAGCAAATCGTTCAAGGCCGACGCCGCCACCACCGCCCGCAACCTCCGCTACAAGCTCGGCTCCGACGCCAACCACGTTGCCCTCGCCGGCGCGGAAGCCGCGCTCGGGGTCAGCGATGACCTGGCTGACGCGGCCGAGGACGCGCTCGTTGTCGATTGCTTCGGCGCCAGCTGTGGCACCAAGCTCGGCGTCGGCTCGGCCGCCATTGCGGCGGGCGATTACATTGTCGGCGCCGCCGCCGGCAAGTTCCAGACGTTGACCGGCATCGCACCCGGCACGTACTACGTCGAAGGCCGCGCCCTCACGGCCTGCAGCGGGAACAACGGGGAGTTCGAGTTCGCGCCCTGCTTCCCGTACCCGGTCACCGTCAGCTAGTCCCTGCCGGCAATCAATCAACCACAAGAGAGACCAACACAGATCATGAAGAAGAACGTTCAAGACATCATCGCGGCCCAGATCCACGCGGATCGCGGCGCCGACAACCAGGCGGGTCGGATCTACTTCGCCAACGAGTCGCGGTTCAACGCGACACACCTGAGCACTGCGCTCACGGGCTTCATCGTTGGCTGGACGGACCCGAACAACATCGAGGCGCTCCTGGAGCGCATCGCGCCCGCCGTGCCTGCCGGCCGGTTCTTCAGTTACCGGCTGATGGACAACAACGAGTTCCTGCTCTCGGAGACCGACGACGATCTCCGCGCCATCGGCGCGGACTTCAAGCGCGTCGCCTACAAGGGCACGACGGCCGAGGCCAAGACCGACAACCGCGGCCTGACCATCCGCATCGATCTCGATGAGGATGAGGACAGCGACGCCCTGCGCCAGGCCTACACGGAGTTGCTGATGCAGCGCCTGAACCGCAACCGGCTCCGCCGGGCGGTGGCGCTGATCGATGCCGCGGCGACCAACGCCGCCGCGTCGTTCACCGGCAACACCAACCCCGATGGGTTGGTCCGGGCGATGGTCAACGCCGGCCGCGATGCGGCGGGCGTGAAGCCGACCAAGGTCCTGTTTGGCGACACCGCCTGGCAGTACCGGCTCGATGCTTACGAGGCCAAGGCGAACAGCGCCGCCGCCGATGCCGCGCTCGCGCGCGACGAGGCGGGCCTCGCCCGGTATCTCGGCGTCCAGGACGTCGTTCACGTCGAGGCCCAGTACCAGTCGGCCGCGGCGACCAAGGCGATGATCGTCGGCGCCGCCGTGTACGGCTATTACGCCGAGAGCGGCTTGACGAAGATGGACCCGTCCAACGTCAAGCGGTTCGTGTCCAACACCCGCGCGGGTAGCCGTGTCGCGGTGTATGCCGAGGAGCACCCGAAATACGTGGACATCACGGTCGAGTGCTACGAGCGCACCATCATCTGCGCCACCGCCGGCATGCGCAAGCTGACCGTCGCCAACGCCTGAGCGCGCCCAAACCCGTAACTCACAAAGTTGCGGGTGACCGGTCCAATCCCGATCACCCGCAACCGCAACGAAGGAACGAATGAAGATCAAATTGAACCTCGATTACGGCGGCGCGAAAGCGGGCGACGTGATCGAGTGCCGTGAACAGGAAGCCCTGGCGCTGATCAACAGCGGCCGCGGCGTCAACTTCGAGGGCCAAGTCGAGCCCAAGAAGGAACCGCAACCCACCAAGAAGGAAGAAGGTAAGAAGTAATATGTTCTCGCACCGCAACCATCCACGTCCCGCGTTCACCCTCATCGAGTTGATGATGGTGATCTGCCTCATCGCCCTGCTCGCCGCGTTGGTTCTGCCGGCCCGGTTCAGCGAGGCCGCCGCCCAATCGCTGAGCATCACCGCGACCTCCGCGTCCCCGACGACCACGGGCATCACGCTCGATGGCGCGATCACCAGTTCCAACGGCGTGATTGCCGGCGTCACCAACGCCGCCTCGCTCCGCGTGTTCTGGGGCGCCTCGGATGCCGGCACGCTGTCCACCGCCTGGCCGAACTCGCTGGCGGTGACGGGCAGTTACACCAACAACCAGACGTTCACGCAAGCGCTCAGCTCGTTGATCCCCAATCGCACCTACTACTTCCAATGGCGCGTCCAGGATTCGACCGGCGAGGCGTGGCTGTCCAGTGCCGGGTCGTTCACCACGGCCGCCACGGCCGGTCACACTCCCGACTTCGGGGTCCGCGAACTCTGGCGCACGATGCTGTCCTCGAACTCGCCACCGGACTTCATCAGCGGCTCGAACGTGGTCGCCAAGTCCAAGCTGTTCATTGGCGCGTTTCAAATCCGGCCCGTGGCCAGCAACCTGGTGCAACTGATCAACGGCACCACGACCAACCACGTCTATCTCAGCGCGGGGACGGGGCTCTAACGCCGATGGCCTGGATTCCGATCACGGAAGCCAAGATCCTCACCAAGGTGAGCGGCGCGGAGCTGTCCGCGCTTCGCGCCGCCGCCTTGGGTGCGGGCCAGGCGGATCCGGTCGCGGAGATCATCACGCAGATCACTGACGAGATCCACGGTTACATCCCCGCCCATATCACCCGCGGGGCGGCCGACACGATTCCGTCGCGCCTGCTTGGCGCGGCCCTCGACCGCGTGGTCTGGGAGATCATGAAACGGCCCGCCGCCAGCATCGTGGACGACGCCAACGGCAGCCGGGCCAAGGCCAATGCCGCCGCGATCCGACTATTTGAGCGCGTCCAGGAAGGCGCGTTCGCCATCGAAGATCCCGCGACCGGCGAGAGCGCCACCGGGGCCGGCACGCAAACCGTCAACGCGCCGGTGCCACGGGAAGATTTCAACGGGCTTTGATTCGCATGTTGTTCGGCCAACCCATTCCCTTTTCGCGCGCGCTCGAAAGCGCGGCGGTCAAGACCGCGCTGCCGACCACGCTCAACGCGACCCAGTACCGGGCGCTCGGCGGCGATGTGTTGCGGTTCACGCAGATCTCGGCCCGGGTCCAATCCGCGGAGTTTTTGGATCAGGTGGCCGGGCTGGCCGTCGATCTCGCGGCCGGCAAGACCAATTACGCCACGGCCCGCGTGGTGCTCCAGCAGGCCCGGCAAGGGCTGGCCGAGGAAGCGCTCCTCGATGATGCGCGGCTCGATTTGATCACCACCACACAGCGCGAACTCGCCCAAGGCTACGGCGATTTCGTGGCCAGTCAGGACACCGCCGTCCTCGATGCGTTCCCGGCCCAGGAACTGTACCGGCTCGAAGCCCGCGCCCAGGAACGCAATTGGCCGCAACGCTGGACCGTGGCTGCGCGCGCGGTCGGCGACAACGCGGCCCTGCGCGTACTTGAAGCCACGGGCCGAATGATCGCCCGCAAAGATTCCCTGATCTGGCAGGCGTTGGGCGACGGCGCGGGCGGGTACACCGACACGCTGCAAAATCCGTTTCCGCCCTTCGCGTTCCGGTCGGGCATGTGGACCCGCGACATCAGCCGCGCCGAAGTACTGGCGCTGGGCTTGATTGAGCCAGCCGACCAGGTCGCGCCCCGGCCGGTGCCGGACCTCAAGGCCAGTCTCGCCCAGCCGGTAAATCTGCGGAGCCAGTCGCTGCTCCAGCAGATCCTCACGCGCCTCGGCGACGCGGTCACCTTCACTGATGGAGTGTTGAAGGCCGCATGAGCCTCGCGATCACCATCACCAAGGATGAGATCGCGCCCGTGCTGAAACGGATTCCCGCGACCGTCAACAGCGCGGGCTTGGTCCGCGCCTGTGGCCGCGGCGCCGGCAATTCCGTCCGCGGGAACTTCGCGCGGTTGCAGGCCACGCGGCCCAACCAGATGGGCTGGAAACGGCAGAACTACTGGGCCCAAGCCGCCCGGTCCGTTGCC